CACGACGAAGCAATGTCGAGGCTCGCAGAAATCAACAGATTGCGTCAGCATCAGGTGAAGAAATGACTACTAGCCTAGGCTCCATCCAGTACCAAGTTGAGATCGATACCGCGCAGGTGTTGACTGGATCGCAGAACGTCAACAAGAGCCTTGACGGTATGCAGACTGGATTCAATAAGACCGACAAAGCTGCTGCCAACTCATCTAAGAGCATGGGCACCCTCGGCAAGAGTATGGGAACTGCTGGCGGCGAGGCGTCCAAGTTTGGCACTGCACTCACTCCGTTGGCAGGGGCTATTGCGGGCATTATCTCCGTTCAAGCTATTGCTAACCTGCAAAAGCTAAGCGAGCAATTCACCTTGCTCGAATCGCGAGTTAAGCGACTATCCGCAACTGCCGAAGACGCCCGCACTAACTACGCCGCACTGATTAAGATCTCGTCTGCTGGCGGCTCTGACCTGACGACCACCATCAAGCTGTGGGAAAGCCTGACCGCCTCCCTGGTTAGTCTTGGCGTGACTCGCGACCAAGTCCTTAGCCTGACCGATACCCTGCAAAAGATCGGCAAGATCGGCGGTTCTAGCGCAGAAGAGATCAGTGCTGCATTGCGTCAGTTCTCTCAGGCAGTCGCTGGCGGCACGCTTCGAGCAGAAGAATTCAACAGCATCATTGAGCAGATGCCTGAACTTGGCCGCAAGATCGCAGCCGGTCTCGGCATTCCGTTTGGTGAGCTTCGGCAGCAGATGCTTGACGGCAAGCTGACCATTGATCGCGTATTGACTGCTGTTTACGAACAGACTGGCAAGGTTAACGCCGAGTTCAGCAAGGTTCCTCGCTCTGCTGGCGATGCGAGTAACGCCATTGTTAACGCTATGGGCGCGGCGATCTCCAAGATTGACCAAGCCACCGGTGCGTCTCAGGGCCTGGCTAAGGCTCTTGATGCTGTAGCTGCTGGTATACGCCTATCATCGGGCCAGCTTACCGAGCAAGAGCGGCTCAACAAGCTTGTAACTGAGCGTGCAACAGCAGAGCAACAGTACGCTACACAGATTAAGTTCGGGCTCAAGGCTACCGCTGCTGCTACCGAAACAAGGCTGAAAGGGATCAACGCGGAGATCCAAGCGATTCAGGACCGAAAGGTTGCCGAGCAGAAAGGCGAAGCAGACAAGCTCAAGATCACTGCGCCTAAAAATGCGCCTAAAACCGACTCGCAAAAGGCATTGGACGACCTACAGAAAGAGGCGGAACTAACTCGCCTCGTCGGCGTAGAGCGCGCCAAGCTAGCAGCCGTAAACAAACTTGGTCCTACCGCAAAACCTGAAGAGATCGCGGCAGCACAGAAGCTCGCAGCCGAAATCTACAACCTTGAGAACGCACGCAAGCAGGAAGGCGCAACCAACAAGAAAGAAAAGACTCAGGCCGAGCAACTAGCCAAGCGCACTGCTGCCGAAGAGAAGCGCGGTATTGATCAGAATATCGAGGCTTACACGAAGCTTGGCACTCAACTGGCTGCTGTCGGTCAAAATGCCCGAGACGTAGCTATGCAGCAGGCAGAACTAAGCCTGAACAACTACGCCACGCCAGAACAAATACAGCAAGTGCGCGACATGGCTGGCGCGCTGTATGACTTGAATGAGGCGAAGGCTAATAAGGCCCTGCTTGGTCAGGTAGATCCGTCAGCAGGCGCGGCTCAAAGTCTTGAGCAGCAAATCAAGGATCTCGACACTCTCAAGCAAGCCAAGATGCTGAGCGATCAGGATTACTTGACATACAAGGAACAGGCCGAGACCGATTACAACCAGCGGATGATGGAGATTGAGACGGCTCGTTTTGCCGCTCAGTCTGCGCAGAATCAGGCGTTGATCGACGGCCTTGATGCTCTCGGTCAGTCTGGCACGCAAGCTCTAGGCGGTCTACTGTCCGGAACCATGAGCCTTCAAGACGCGCTTGGGAACATCGCTAACACGGTACTGAACGCCGTCATTGGATCGTTTGTTCAGGCTGGCATTGAGTGGGTTAAGCAACAGGTTGTAATGGCTGCTGTCGGTCAGGCTACTGGCGCTGCCGCTGCTGCTGCGTCTGTCGGGCAGGCTAGCATCGTGTCCGCTGCATGGGCTCCTGCTGCTGCAATGGCGTCTCTCGCGTCCTTTGGCGCTAACGCCGTGCCGGCTGCTGCTGCGCTAACCACCACTACGGCACTGGCTTCCGGCCTGGCGATTGCTGGCGGTCGCGCACTTGGTGGCCCCGTTCAGGCTGGCGGCATGTACCGAATCAACGAAACCGGCGCACCTGAGATCTTCAACGCCGCAAACGGTCGCCAATACATGATGCCGAACAGTCGCGGTGATGTGGTTAGCAACAAGGATGCGACGGCAGGCTCATCTAGCGCAGGAGCGGCGCCAATCATCAACGTGAATAACTACGGGAACGACTCGGCTACTGCATCCGCCAAGTTCAATGATGCTGACCGCCAATGGGTGATTGACGTAGTTGTAGGCGACGGAATGGGCGATGGCAAAACCGGTAGAATGATTAACTCGTTGACTGGCACTAAGAGGCAAGGATCTTGAGCACATTGATCGAGCGAGTATACGCATCAGCAGGCTCGGAGGTGATCATTGACACCATCGAGCTTGCTTGTCCTGTGTGGCCTGATTCCCTTTACATCGTGAAGGGTTACGAAGACATGACATTGGGCCTAGATGGTGTCGTATTCAAGACATTCATGGCTGCTCCTATTGCTATTGCTCTGCCAAAGAAGAGCAATCAAGGCAGTCAGACGCTTAACTTTGCGATTGATAACGTCACGGGTCAGGCTCAGCGGTTGATTGATACTGCGATGGAGTCAGAGGCGCGGATTACTCTGACGTTTCGGCGGTATCTCGATGTTGATCTAACTACTCCGTCTGAGAAGCCGTTCTATGCGACGGTGCTTGGCGGGAATGTTACGGGGACTACTGTGCAGATTGAGGCGGGGTTTGTTGACTGCCTAAACTATGCGTGGCCTAGGGAGCTTTACACCAGCGTTTTTGCTCCAGGCCTTTCCTATTTATGAGTTGGATAAACGCATATTTGGCTTCTGAGTATGTAGACGGTGGGCGCGAAGTCGGCGCCTTGGACTGCTATGGTTTGGTTCGCTTAGTTCGTCACCACCACTGCGGCAAACGCCTGCTCCCATCATTCGGATCAATCCGCAACACGCAACCAAAAGAATTCACCCGCGCCTACCAGCAAGAATCAGCATCAATGGAAGAGTGCCCGCCAGAACACGGAGCCATCGCAGCCGTATTCCGTGGGCCTTTATGCATCCATGTCGCTGTTATAATTGAACTAGAAAATGGATTGCACGCGCTAGAGATTAACCCGAAGAAGGGGGCTCGACTGATGCGCGTTAGTGATTTCGAATCCCAATATCTAAGAGTGATCTACTACCGTGACAATTAGAGTATTCGGATCGAAGCTGAATGATGAGCCTAGCGAAGAGTTTCAAGTCGGCGGAATGACTGTGCGTGAGTGGCTGGCGAAGAATATTCCCAGCTATTCCGATATGGATGTTCACCCGATCAGTGTTTCTCTGAATGGCGAGGTTATTCCGCCTGAGCAGTGGGCTATCTGTTCGTTTGCTGCTACTGACATTGTTGACATCGTCATCGAGCCAAAGGGAACTGAGCTGTTCTTTGGCGCGCTGTTCATGGTCGCCATGAAGGCGCTTACCCCTAAGATCCCAAAGGTTAGTTCTACCGCTCAGAATGGCGAAGGTATTAACGAAGCGTCTATAAAGGGCAATAAAGTTAAGCTGAACTCGCCTATTCGAGAGATTGCCGGCACTCGGAAAGTGTTCCCTGATTACCTTCTTCCTCCGCGCCGATACTTTGCCGGTCCTCGCGAGCAGCATGTTGAAATGCTGTTGTGCATCGGCAAGGGCGAGCATGTGGTTCCTGGAAACAAGATCCTGATTGGCGACACACCTGCTATTTCGCTTGGCGCTGACGTAGAGATTAACGTCTATCAGCCTGGCGCAGATCTTAGCGGCGACCCTGCGCATATGTGGTGGAACGATGTAACCGAGGTCGGATCTAGCTCTAACGGCTCGTCTGGTCTTGAGCTGACCGTATCCAACCCTCTGACTCAAGGCTACGTCGCTACATCACAGATCTTTGACGACTACACAGTAACGATTCCGTCAGGCGCAGGAGCATTCCCTAGCGACTGGTCTGATGGACTGATCGTTCGCATCCTTGTCTCGTACCAATTCGATTTCGTTGACGGCGGCGCCGGGCGTGACATCGTTCGCGGCTTCAATCTGGATATGCTGAATCCGACTGTTGGCGACACTATTGAGATTGCAGGTAGCAACGCCGGTCTGTACGTCGTTAACAGTTTCACACCTTCCGCTGGCATTGTGCCGGCAGAGATGACGCTGAACTTTGACGGTGGGGCACCTGTAACCGGATTAACACTTGGTACGCTTGCTGCTAGCATCGGTCCTCGCGGTCAGCGATTCCGCATCAACGTATTCAGCACATCGCAAATCACTATTGAACGACTTGACTCGACCGGCGCAGAAGATACCGCATTCCCAGGGTTCACCTACCTCGAAACCGCATCAGCTTCGATCACGCTTGATCCTTCGAACCTTGAAGGCGGCTACCGTGGCCCGTTCGCGATGTGCCCGTTCGGTGAGAAGGCAACCGCTATCGAGTGGGATGTGTTCATGCCTAGCGGGCTGTGCGGCCTTGGTCGTGAAGGCCAGGTTTACGAGGTAAGCGCATTCCATACATTCGAATGGCGTG